AGTCTTTCTCATTCGAAAACCCTGATCGTCCTTGTGTTCACCTCTCATGCGCGCCCTCTTCCAGTTTTCTCGTGCATCGGCGAGTGCCTGAGCTCTCTCAGCATCCTCGTTATTACCCGTTGAAGGAGACTCGATACCCATGTCTTTAAGTATGGGGACAAACCTAGTGGTATGTGTTTCAATCAAGTTAGCAATCATTGGGATGGGGATAACATGGACATTTCTATTCTCGGTGTGGGAATAGCCGATATGAACGGCGACAACAACTCCTGCCTGCAAGATGGGCAGGCCAGAATCGGAGGCATCGGTGTGAGAGGCAGTCTTAATAAGCGAAGGATCAGAGCCGGGCACGAAAGCATCAGCATAGATCGACTGTCGATAATAAACATTCTCATTGGTCTCGTAATGTAGCACAGTCAAGGGGTTCTTATTCGCAAAACCCCACTTAAGGGATTTAAGAGAAAGAGCCGCACCAAGACCAGGGGCAACTATACAAGCCAGATCACACTCAGGAAACTCATCGCCCATCGACATTGGTATGAAGCGCGAGTTACCGCGCCTGGCGTAGAGTCTCTTATGACCAGCGACAACATGGCGGGCGGTGTAGGCTGCGTTAGCTACCATAAAACCGTGACCGACGTGGAGGTTGACGTCATCAACTAAAGCAAAGATTTGGAAGACGCCTTCTGGGAGATTGGACTGTTTATAAATAAACCCACCATCAGCAGAACAAGCTGCTTCAGGCGTTAAGTCCTTTTCTTCCTTAATGATCGGCAGCTTGCGCCCAGGAGTCGAGATATACACCGGCTCAAGGTCATATCCATATGCGTACTGTAAGAGCACAGCATAGGCAACCGTAAAGTTGTTAAACCAACGGCGAAAGACCGAGTAGATGAAATACCAAGCAACAACGAGGCCAACACCAGCCAGAACATCGGGCACATTGATGTCGAAAGTCATCATGAAGGTGTGGACCAACGGGATGATGACTTCCAATACCAACTTGCCAAAAG